CCCGCCGGTTGCGCGGCCGGGCAGGCCGAACAAGGCGCCGATCGCGCCGCTGAATAATCCGCCCAGTCCGCCCACGCCGCCGCCGAGAATCGAACCGATCCCGGCCTGCAGCGCGTGCGCCGCAATCTGGTCGAGCGCCTGAAATGCCGTGCGCTTGAGATCCTCGAACCCCAGCCCTCCGTTCCTGATCGCGGTCAGCAGGCCGCGCTCGAGGATCGAGCCTGCCCGTTCGAATCCGTCGCCCAGCGACGTGTCGATCAGGCCCCGGATCTGCGCCAGATCGCTGGCGAAGCCATCGCTGGCCGCGCGCACATCGATAACCAGCTCTTCAAATGCGTCATCCATTGCGCTCGCGCTCCATTAGCTGTTCGATGAATTGGCGGGACATAGGCCGGGCCGGGGCGACCTGCGGGTCGGCGAGAGCCATGGCGAGTTCTTCGGGCGTTGCGCTCCAGAAATCGCCGGGCTTCCATTGGAGGAGCCGGGCGGCCATCGACAGGAGCCCGGGCAGTTCCTGCGAAAAGCGGCGGATCACCCCATGCCCTTCAGTACCTGGGTAAAGATTGCACGCAGCGGCCGTGTCGCCTCGATAAGGCCCATGGCCAGAACCGCGTCGCCCACCGCCGCGCGATCGGGACGGTTGGCGGCGGGCAGGCAGTGCCAGACCAGCGCGCTCATTTCGCCAAGGCCGAGCGATCCCTGCGAGGCGCGCTCGACCATGGCGAACAGCGAACCAAGCTCCTCTTCGGCGGCAACCAGCGCCTCGAACGTGGGGCGCAGCAGATATTCGCGGCCTGCAATGGTGATCGCCGCTTCGCCCCTCATCGGGTTGGGCGCGCGGGTCATAGTGCGGTTACCGGCCCCGAGCTTTCAAGCTGGAGCGTGTAATTGCGCTCACCGTTGAAATCCCCGGCATAATCGAGCCGCTGGACCAGAAACTTGCCCTGCATCCGCGCCCCATCCTCGAACGAGAGTTCGTAATTCTCGATAGTGCCCGCCAGCGCGTTGGTGCGGACCGCATTCTCGGCGTTGCTGCCCAGGAATATCCCCGCCGCACTGACCGATACCGAGCGGGTTCCGGCGCCCGACAACAATTCGCGCCATCCGCCCGACTGTTTGTGCGTTACCACCACCGTGTCGCCGTTGATCGACATCTGTGTGGTTCTGAGGCCGGCAACGGTTTCATAGGCGGGCGGGACGGCGCCGTCGCCGATCTTGAGCAGGAAGGCAGAGCCTTTTTGGGCAGTCATCAGGTTTACTCCGTGAGGTTGGCGAGAAGGCGAAAGCGGTATTCGAGCAGCAGCGCGCGCAGGTTCCCGGCCCGGCGCTCGGCGCGCGAACGGATGAAGCGGATGGTGACCACGGCGAATTCAGGCTGCGCTGAGGGTAGCGACTGGATGCGCTGCTCTATCGAGCGTGAAAGCGCGGCGTCGGCGGCGGGATCATCGCCGCGCGTGACCAGTTCGATGGCGATGCGCACCTCGCGCCCCGCCCGCTCCTTCGTGCCCCAGTCGGCGGCGGCGCTGGCCGCGATCCCCAGCCACGGGACGCTCGCTGTCAGCGGGCTTTCTTCCTCGACCGCATTCAGGGATGCGAGCTGCGGATCGCTCCGCAGCCAGTCGATCAGCGCGGCGCGCAAGAGATTTTCCATCGTGGTCAGCTCCGGTTGAAAAGGGGCCAGAGGAGGTCAGCCGATCTCCACTGTGCGCCCGGTTCCGAGGCAGCCCGGCGGCGGCTTTCGAAGCGGGCGAGCGCGACCCTTTCGGCCTTGCGGATGATGCGGGCATAAAACCCGCTGTCGCTTTGGCGGATACGCAGCATGGTCAGGCGAGCCGCAGCAGGCGCCACGGACGCCACAGTGCCGAAATCGATGATGGCGGCGCGCCCGGCTGCGCGTCGTCGCGGTCCTGATAGAGATGCGCGGCGGCGCGGATCACGCCGTGGCGCAATCCATCGGGCATGGACGGCCAATCCGCCGCAATGCCCGCGGCAAAACTCACGGCAATCAAGCGCGCCTCGACCGGCGCGAGCAGTCGCACCCTGCCCACCCCTGCGGCATCGAGCTCGATTTCATATTGGCCCGATGCCAATGGCGCGCGCGCGCCGTCCTTGCCGATTGCGGTCACGGCGGTGATTGCACGCACCGGGCGGGTCTCAAGGCATTGCCAGGCACCGGAGGCTGGCATGATCTCCTCGAACCCGGTCTCGATCGGCATCTGGCGGGTGAAACTTTCGCACACATCGAGACTTGAATGGAGCAGGCCTTCGAGCAGGCCGTCTTCGCCTGGCCGGGTGATGCCCAGCCACTGTTTCAGTTCGGCAAGCGCGGTGCCCGACAGATCTGCTGGTTGGATGATTGCCCGCTGCATTGCGGTCTCCTGGATGGTTCAAGAAAGGGGTGGCGCCCGCACCGCCGCGCGATGCTGGATCTGTCGCGGCGATGCGGGCGCGCTGGTCCGGCGCAGGAGCAAGGGGTAACTCGACTGCGCCGGGGAGAGCGATCAGAGCTCGATCTTGAGCAGCTTGATCGCCGCGCTGTCGAGCACCTGGCCGCCGACACGCCGGGTGGCGTAGAAGTGGACGAATGGCTTGTTGGTGAAGGGATCGCGCAGGATCTGGGTCGCGCTGCGTTCGGTGATCAGATAGCCGTGGCGGAAGTTGCCGAACGCGATCGGGAATCCGCCGGCTGCGATATCGGGCATGTCCTCGGCCTCGATCACCGGATAGCCTAGCAGGCGATCGGGCTGCCCCTCGACCAGGCCGGGCTGCCACAGGAAGGCGCCGTCGGCGGTCTTGAGCTTGCGCACTTCGGCCAAGGTGGCTGAATTCATCACGAAATTCGCGCCTTGGCGGTGCCCGGCCTTCATCGTATGCACGAGGTCGATCAGACGCGCATCGGGGGCCGCGTCGAACCCAGTTGCATCGCCCGATCCGATATACTGCACCGTGCCGAACGCGCGGATGCCGTCCTCCGCAGTCGAAACCGGCGCATTGAGGAAGCCGGAAGGCTGGTTGACGCCATTGCCGTTGACGAAGGCAGTGCCTTCGGCGCGCGCGAATTCCATCGCGATTTCGCTGGCGAGCCACGATTCGAGATCGAAACCGGCATCGTCGAGCATGGCCTGGCTCGCTGCCGGATTGGCATAGAGGTCGCCGGTCGGCGGGGCGATTTCGGCGAATTGCGGCGTATCGGTTTCAGGGCGGGCGGCGGTCTCGCTGACCCATCCCGATGCGGTTCCGCCCACGCTGATGAGCTTGCGATAACCGGCGCTGCCGATCTGCACCACTTGCGCGATTGAACGGATCGGACTGATCTCGGCCATTTCGCGGGCAATCATCTCGTCGATCACGCGGGGCACGGCATAGCCGCCGTCGCCCGGCGCGGCGCCGCTGATCGACTTGATCTCGGTCTCGCGGCCATGACGCAGATAGCCATCGACGAAGCCCTTGACCTCGGGCGAGGCGGATGACGAGGCCGGACCGCCGCCGATGGCCGGGCGGGCGGCGGCGCGCGCCACCTTGTCGAGCCGCGACTTCACCTCGTCGACATCGCTGCGCAGCGCGGTCACCGCTTCCTCGGTCTTGTCCTGACGGGCGACGATATCGAAGCTGGCGTCGAGCTGATCGGCGGTTTGGGTTTCAGATGTTTCCATGGGGCATTCAACCTTTCTGCTGGTCATAAAAAAGGCCGCCCAAAATGGCGGCCGGTCGGGGATTGGGGTTGAGGTATTCAAGCAATCAAATGGACCCGTGCACCGTGCTGGAGCGGGTGGGTGACGAGGCTCACCTCGAACAATTCGATTTCGGTCAGCGTCCGGCCCTGGTCGCTGCGCTGGTAGTCACGGGCGCGGTAACCGAAGCTGAGGCCCGAAACCTCGCCGCGCCTCAGCATTTGCGCGGCGCGTCCGCGGGGATTGTCGATCCGGGCGATGACGCGCAGGCCCCTTGCGTCCTCCGCGATCGTCTCGATCACGCCGATGGCCTGATCGCCGCGATGCTGCCAGAGCAGATGGATCGGGCGCTGCGATTTGCGCAGGGTTTGCGCAAAGGCGCCGGGCCGGATCGTATCGCGCGCCGCATCGGCTATGCCGAACAGCGCCGCATACCCGGCGAAGCGAAGCGGCTGGGCCGGTGTGCCGGTCATTGCAGGAGGTCCCCTGCCCCAAGCCGCACGGCGATGCCGATCAAGAGCAGGGCGAGCACCGCGCGCACCGCCCATCCCACAAACGCCTTCCACGCGCTCGCCTTGGCATCGCGCCAGGCGCGCAGCAGTTCGCGCAGCTCGCCCAGATCCTTCTGCGCCCTGGCGTCGGACATGCCAAGCCGGGCGAGAACCCTGTCGGCGGTAAGCTCGCTGGTTTCCTCCACTATCGCGCGCAGGGTTACCAGTTCGCCGCCTTCGCTGGCGGCCTGCGCCATCAGGCGGGCGAGCAATTCTTCGCGTTTCATCGGCGTTCTCCCGGCATATCGAGTTTGAGCAGCGCGCGCTTTTCCTCGCGGCTGAGGAAATCGGCTTCGGAAATCTGGCTCCACAATCGCTCGCGATCCTCCGACAGCGCGGTGACCGAATCGAGGTCGATCGCCAGCCGGGCATCGGGAAACCACGGGGCAAGGCCTTCCCGAAGCGCGGCGAGCAGCTTGCTTGCCAAGGGCAGCAAGGTCAGCCGCCACAGCGCCTTGTTGGCTTCGCGGTAATTGGCATAAGTATTGTCGCCCGGCAGGCCGAGCAGCATCGGCGGCACCCCGAAGGCGAGCGCGATGTCGCGCGCCGCCGCGCTCTTGAGCACGGCAAAATCCATGTCGGCGGGAGACAGCGCCATGCTCTGCCATTTGAGCCCGCCGTCGAGGAGCATCGGGCGCCCGGCGTTGCCCTCGCCGGCAAAGGCGCTGGAAAGCTCGGCCCGGAGCCGTTCGAACTGATCGGTCGTCAGGCTCGATCCGTCAGCCCCCTCATAGACCAGCGCGCCCGACGGGCGGGCGGCGTTTTCGAGTAGCGAGCGGTTCCAGCCGGAGGCGGCATTGTGGATCGCGATCGCCTGACCCGCCGCCGCCAGCGCGCCCGCGCCGTAATGGTCATCGGCGGGATGCATCGCCTTGATGTGGATGACGTTGGGCCAGCCGTCGGTGTCCTCGAGCGCGATTTCGATAGCCCTGGTGCCCACGCGATACTCGTAGGCGCAAGGCCAGCCATCCTGGCCGGGAATGACCTTGACCCGTTCGGGCCGCAGCGCGAACAGTTCGGCCGGCATACCCGAAGCGTCCTTGATGATCTGGACATAGCCGTTGCCGTGCAGCAGCAGATGCGCGGCGAGCGTCTCGATCAGCGATTGCCCCGCGCTGGTGGCACCGACCAGAGCGCCCAGCCGGGCATCCACCGGCATCAGCGGCGCGCTGCCCACGGCTTCGGCAACGATCCGCACGGCTCGCTGCGCGATGGGATTGGCGAGGAAGCCGTCCCTGATCGCATTGTCATAGTCGAAATGATGGCCAGGGCGTGCGCGCTCATAGGCGACTGCCCAGGGCGAGACGTACCCGTGCGCCAATGGCACACGGGTTTCGCCCCCGCCCTTGAAGGCGGAAGCAAGAGTGGTGAGGAAGGACATTGAAGATCCCTTTCTTCAGATCAAATATTCAGGACACGCGGCTCGCCGCGGCGGCCCAGCATCAGTTCGCTCAGCGCCCAGACTAGGGCATCGGCGCGGTCGGGCGAACGGCCCGGCCCTTCATAGGTGCCGCCCGCCATCAGCCCGCACAGCTGGTCCTCCAGCTGCGCAAAC